GGGCAACTGAAGGCCGTGGCCTTCCATGAGGGGAAAACCCCCCTATCGGTTAAGATACCGAGAGATATGACCTTCCTAAGAAGGCCTTACTCCATGCTTGGAGCCAAGAACATCATCACGATGTTCAGAGTATCCCTACTCATACAGAGTAGGGCAGCAGGGTTTCCCCCGCCATCGGTCTTGTTGAAGACCTTCCTGAAATTTCAGGAAACCGTCACATCGAAATGTGACCCTCCCCCTAGGGAGAAATGTGCCGCAATTGCGGCATGTACACAAGTTGTGTACCACAGGTTGGCGTCTGAATCCAACCTTCCGAAAGTGATTTCGGATACACTAAAGAGAGCCAAGATCTCTCTGTCTGACTCCGCGGAGTTGAACTTTCCCCACGCTGTGGGGGGGAAATACGAGGCCTTCAGGTCTCTATGCCAGGAATTTTCTGGTAAGGATGTCCACTATGTGGACCTTGAAACCGGTGTGATAACCGGTGAAGTCATCAGTAATGAAGATGACCATATTGGCACACGTGCCTTTCATCATGCACTTCGCAAGTGCATAGAACATAAGGTTCTCGACCTTATGACATGTCGCACACATGGTGTGATGGAGCCCGCAAAGGTGCGGGAGATTACGGTGTCTGATATACACCATGCTTTGATATTGCATCCAATATCACATGTCCTATTGGACATTCTAAAGTTGAACCCAAGTTCAACAACAGGGATTGGCGCTGCCAACCATGGATTTGAGTTCTATAAACGACTCAATCACAAGAATCCTGCAGCAGGATTCATTTTCTCAGAGGAACTCCTCTGGATACTCTCCACAGATCTGGAGACTGCCACGGATCATGCTAATCCGTATATCGTTAAGATCATACTTAACGTCTTCCTCGGAAGAACTTGCCTGGGTCTGCCCAGCTTTTACTTGAAGACCGTGGTCTTCTTACTAACGTCCCCTAGGACGATATTTGACGCGAAGACTTGCGTCCAATTCAAGACAACTCGAGGATGTCTTATGGGTGATCCTGTCACCAAATTTGTGATGCATATGTTGCATCTTGTTACCAAGGAACTAACCTTGAGAATGTTCGAAAGAACATGATCCGTGGATCTGATTGCCCATGGGCAACGTGAGTACTGACGAGGTCCTTTCTGGGCCGGTAAGGTTGGTACAACACACCGACAGGTGGACCATTCAG